TATTGTGAAAACTATTATTCTACATAACTCCGCTGGTTCAGGAACCGTTAATGTAAAATTAACACATAATGATGGCGCGGTAGATGTAGAGATAAATAATATAGATGTAGCTCACGGAACTACTCAACAACTTAATGGCCCTTATGTTTATGCTGCTGGAGACGCTTTAAAACTTCAAGCCGATGCAACAACTCTTAGTTCAGATGTTTCTATATTGGAGATTAAGCAACAACTATAATGAGATTAATACAAGATGGGATGTTGAATAAAGAAGCCTGTGACGCATTAATTAATCTCTATCAAAACAACAGGCCACTAACTAAATTGTGGCACAGCACAAATACACTAAATTTAGCGCAAGTAGAAAATCAATACGATCAATTAGCAAAAAAAATAATATTTGGTATGACAACTTTTTTAAGCACAAAAGGAGCTGTAGTTTATCCTGAACTTTGTCAGGTAGTTCACAGATCTGAAGGTACTTCACACGGTTTACACGTAGATGATGCAAGAACTTCAACTGTAATGACCTCTATAACATACCTTAATGAGGACTATAAAGGTGGAGAAACATTTTTTGAAGACGATTTTGCAGTTCCACCTAAGTTAGGTAGATCCTTGTTCTTTGATGGAAGAGCTTTTAGGCACGGTGTAAATGAAATCAAAGGCAACAGATTCACATTAGCCATATGGTACGCATCAAACGTGAACGATTTTTATGGAATTAGTTAAACCTCCGCTCCCTAAAGAAATAGAAAGAAGAATTGCGGAGAAACAGATTCTTAGTTATGAGTTTGTTACCTATCTACAAGATCTTATGAAGAGCATTATTAAGAATGAGGATATTGTTATATATCAATTTTCCAAACTTGCAAAATACAGAGTTTTAAAAATAAAAGAAACAGACATATTAGAAAAAGTAGCAGATAGATATAGATGGCCTAGAGAGTATGAGAAAAAACAACCTTCAATTGAAGTCGTAACATTGGGTGGCAAAGTAGTAGAAAGTGATTTTAAAGAAGACAACTTTGCTGATGCTTTTGAAAATATTTGCAGGTATCTCGCAGGAGAAGAACTGATATTGCATCGATGTCAAACTTTAACAAAAAATTTAACATATACTTGTAGTCTTTTTTCATCAATACTAGGTAGAAATTTAAATTTTAGCGGACATATGAGATTGGGCAGTAAACCAATAAAATCAATAAGTTTTTCTTATGATTACCATATTATAATAAAAAATGCTTATGGGCTTTTAAAATGTAGTTTAAATGGTAAGATAAAAATACTCAAAAAAGAAGGAGCTATTTTTGTTCGCAAAGGTACAAAAATTAAAATACAAGAAATTAAAGAACCAACGTTTTACATAATTTATCATTTATGAATATTTTTAGAGCACAAATAAAAAAAGACATTATAGATCTTTCTTTGAGCACAATACAAGATATGAAAAAGTCTATGAACGAAGTAAGTTGGAACTGCGATATACGAACATCATTCAACCTTACCGACAACATATTAAATATTAAAGAATTATGGCCATTAAAATTTTCTATTCTTGAAAGCATACATGCGTACATGTTGAACAATAATAAGTTTTTTGAAGGATATATAAAAAAGTCTTGGGTCAATATATATGAAAAAGGTTTTTATCAAGAGTTTCATAATCATAAAGATGAAATTGTAAAATATATTTGTGGTGTGGTTTATTTTACACCTATGTCAAGTTCAATAGAGTTTGGCATTGAAGAGAGGATTGAGCACAAACCTGAAGTTGGTGACATTTTAATTTTTAATGACGATCAATTACATAGAGTTTTACCTCACAAAGATAGTGATTTAAGAATAAGTTTAGCTTTTAATTATCAAAAAATAGACACATGGAAAGGACTTAAATGAAGATTTGTATACTAGGGGGAGGTACAGCAGGTTTTATGACTGCAGCGACATTAGTTAAATTATTTCCACAACATGAGATAAAACTTATAGAGTCTCCTCAAGAAAAAACTGTTGGTGTCGGTGAGAGTACAATATTAGGTTTTAGGTCATGGCTTAAACTTTTAGATATCAAAGATGAAGACTTTATGAGAGATTGTAATGCTATTTACAAACTAAGCATAAAGTTCACTGATTTTTATAAAAAAGGTGAGAGCTTTCATTATCCATTCGGAGAAATTAAATATCCTTTAGATGATTGGTGGTTATGTAAAACAGCAGACTCTGATTTACCTATTGATACCTATGCTTCTTATAATTATGAGGCCATGACTCAAATAGAGTCAGGACTAATGCACGAGCACGCTGATTTTAAAAAAGAAACTGCTTATCATTTCGATGCAAAGCTTTTTGCCGATTGGCTTAAAAAAAAATATTGCATACCTAAAGGGTTAAAATATATCTCGGAGCATATCAAAGATATTGAACAAGATGATAATGGAATAAAATCACTGAATGGAAAACATGAAGCCGATCTTTACATAGACTGTACAGGTTTTAAATCTATATTACTTGGAGAAACTCTTAAAGAACCTTTTGAATCTTATGAAGATTTATTGCCAAATAATTCAGCTTGGGCAACTAAAATACCTTACAAAGATAAAGATAAAGAATTAGTGCCGTACACAAATTGCACTGCTCATAATAATGGATGGATATGGAATATACCTTTGTGGAATAGAATTGGTACAGGTTATGTTTATTCAGATAAATTTACTAGTGATGAAGATGCATTGTCAGATTTTAAAAATTATCTAGGAAAAAAAGATTTGGAGTTTAATAAAATAAAAATGAGAGTGGGAATACATAGAAGACTGTTTGTAAAAAATGTATGCGCTGTTGGTTTATCTGCTGGTTTTATCGAACCTTTAGAAAGTAACGGTTTATACACTGTTCATCAGTTTTTAATTACTTTAGTTAGACAGATGCAAAGAGAAAAGATAAGTCAATGGGATAAAGACAACTATACATTTGGTTGTAAAAAAATATTTAAACCATTTGCAGACTTTGTAGCTCTTCATTACGCTTTATCACATAGAACTGACACACCTTATTGGAAAGCAAATTTTAATAAAACTTGGGATGAAAAATTGTATACATTACAGCCTACGTCAGTTTACACCTTATTAAATCACGCATTTTTAAGAGATGAAAATTTTTCTTTTGACACACAAGGAGGAGCACATTGTATAGCGACAGGTATGAATTGGAAACCTAATGATGAAAATATGATAAAATTACAGGACATTACAATGAAAGATATAAAAGAAAGGGCTGAAGAAATAATGAAACAATTAAAGGAAAGAAAGGAAAAATGGAAAAAAGAATGTAATGAAGAAGGTGTTTCATTTCATGATTTTCATAAACATAATGTTTATTACTAACGAAAATTTTTTATCAAAAGACAGTATTAATTTTATTGAAAAAACTGTGTTGAGTAGTTCTTTTCCTTACTTTTATAATGCACATACAATACATGATCCACCAGACAACAACGCTTATATGGGTCATGATGTACTTAGAAGACCAGAAGAAAGAGCACCAGGGGAAAGCTTTAATTCTACTTATGGCTCACAGTTTCTTAAAATGTTAAAAGATTTTTCGGATACAACAGACATAAAAATAAACGATGTATTTAGAATATCAGTTAATATTACTTTTGCGGGTCTGACCGATAATTGTCCCATTCACACTGATCATTCATATCCACATCATCAACTTCTAATATATTTAAATGACTGTGATTTAAACTCTAACACAATTGTTTTGTCAGAAGATAGAGCTGAGATAGTGCATTCAATAAAACCAAAAAAATATAAAGGAGTTTGCTTTAGTTCTGCCCCTCACTATATGGTCTTTCCAAAAAAAGGGTCTAGAATAGTAGCAGTTTTTACATTTGCATGAATAAATTTGTAGACAATGTTTGGTATCAAGATAATTTCTATGATCGTGATCAATTAATAGAAATAAATAAACAAATTAAAGAAGGTAATTGGCAGTATAAAGGAAGCTCTGGCACGGTTGGTGAAGACAATAAATTTTGGTATCAACCTCTAACCGAAAAACAAACAGATTTTTTTAAAGTAATTACTAATAATAAAATAATAAGGTCTTATGCAAATGGTCAAACTATGACACAACACAGTGGTTTTCATGCGGATGATGGTGATATGACTTATCTTATATATACAGATGAGTGGGACTTGGATGATGGCGGAGGCACTGAGTTTCTTCTTGATAATAATACCACTTGTAGTATTTATCCTAAATTTAATAGAGTCGTAAAGTTCAAAGCTAACATATCACACAGAGCTTTACCTAATATTAAACAAAACTCATTTAGAATGTCAGTAGCATTAAAAACTCATGAGTGAAGTTATTAGTATATTTCCTACAGCTATTAGCGTACATGATATTGATGTTAATTTTTCTGATGAAGATAAAAAATTTATAAATTTATGTTTAAATGATCAATACGAAAACACAGGCAACACTACTTCATATGATACTTATGTCTTAGAAAAGCTACCAATCTTAAAAGAAAAATTAACGAATAAAATTAATTTTCATTTTTATGAAACTTTAAAACATGTCAAAGAAAGTGAAATATATATTACACAATCTTGGTTAAATCTTACAAAGAAGGATCAATTTCATCATACACATAAACATCCAAACTCTATACTAGCAGGTGTTTTTTATCTACAAACTGTTGAAGATGATTGCATATCTTTTGACAATTCTTTAAGAGTGGATCAGGTAAGACCATCAATAGAGTCATTTAATTCTTATAACTCTAGTTTGTATAATTTACCTGTACGTAAAAATATGCTAGTAATATTTCCCTCAAGTTTAATGCATAATGTTCCCACAGTAAAAACTGATCAAGTTAGGATAAGTTTAGCATTTAATACCTTTGTGAAAGGAGTACTAGGTAAAGATGATCAACTTTCAAGAGTCAATTTGTAAACAGGCAGCTGAATTAAAACCTTTTGCCTATAAAAATAAGATTAACGATATTTTTTCATGGCAAGAATTGGCAGCCTTATTAAATACACCTTTAAACACAGATAGGTTTCATGCTACAGGTGTTGAGTGTAGACCAGTAAATATTGCTAATGAATGGCAGTCAGTTCCTAACGTTATTGCTCCAAAAGACATATATAATTATGCAAGAAATAATGTTTGTTTTATTCAAGACTGTAGTAGAATCAATAAAAGAATAAATAAAATTTCTCATGATTTAGAGTGGGCTACGGGTTATTCATGTGATGCACATATCTTTTTTTCTGTTTTAGACAATGAGAAGGACACTGATGGCTTTGGTATGCATAAGGACGTATGTCACAACTTAATCATACAAGTTGAGGGTAAAACTAATTTTACCGTGAAAGATGAGTTTGAAATAGTATTGGAACCAGGAGATTGTGTTTTTGTTCCACTTGGAGTGTATCATCAAGCTAAATCTATAGAAAAAAGACTCTCAGTCAGTTTTCCAATGAATCCTGCTCACAAGACAAAACAAGACAGATTTTGGATTGATTTCTAGTGTTTTCCTCTATAAAACATAAGTATGGCAAAGATTGTAGATGAATCTAAGGTTTTGCGTTATGACGTACTTCCTAATGGCGTGGAAATTCCTGTTTATAGTGCAAAAGTAGAGACTACTGTCACTAATATTAAAACGGGTCAAGAGTATAATACACACGAGGAATGTCAGGCAGATATTGATAATCCAAGTACAGAAACAACAGAAGCAGATATTAGAAGAGATGTTCATGTAACAGCTCCTAATGTATTCGCTGGGGCTTATGTGCCTCCCGAGGAATAAAAAATGCAACAACAAAAAGAGTATCCACAAATTTACGAATTAGGTCTCGGGTCACTGATTGGAGATTTTTTTGAAAACGTCAGAGATGTGGTGGGAGATGTTGCAAAAAAAGTTGCTCCCATAGCTCCTTACCTTTTACCTTTTATCCCTGGTATTGGACCAATGGCTCAACTCGGTATTGGCGCTGGAATTAATTTAGCTGCAGGTCAAAAACCAGTTGATGTTGCAAAAAATTTAGCAATACAAACTGCTCTTACAGGAATTACTGGAGGATTTAATAAACAAGGTCCTAAGGTAACCACTGCTCAAGGCGGTGGAGAAAATACGCCTTTTCTTAGTCAAGATTTAGGTGCAGAAGGTATTGGAGGAGTTGTACCTGAAAAAAGTTTTTTTGGTAATTTTAAAGATTCAACAGCTGACTTTTTTACTGATGGTATGGGTGCAAGATTAAATCCAGGTAGTGATGCATCAAAATTTAACCCTAAATATCAAGCTTTCAAAGAGGCAGGAGCAACAGATCTTGATCTATTGAAGATGGGAATAAATAAGGAAAGAAGTTTCTTAGGAAAATATGGTCCTTTAATGACCGCGGCTGGTGTTGCTAGCTTACCTTTTTTAACTAAAACTCCTGACGCGCCTGAAGAAGAAGAATACAATTATGTTCCTAACGAATTTTATTATGGTAATGAATTAGCTTACCAACTACCTGACATTGTAGGTCCTCAAGGATATATTCCTGACGTAGCAATGGCCGCGAACGGCGGAGAAATAAATGGATTTGCTGCTGGGAGTGGTGTTAAAATAGAACATCCTAATGGTAGAGTAAGAGAACATCCTAGACGAATTGGTGAAATATCAGGAGCTGGAACTGGAACTTCAGACGATATTCCAGCAATGTTAAGTGATGGTGAATTTGTAATGACTGCTCAAGCTGTTCGAAACGCGGGCGGCGGATCGCGAAAAGAAGGAGCAAAAAGAATGTATCAAATGATGAAAAATTTAGAAAAAGGTGGTAGTGTAGTATAATGGTAGATTATGTAGAACAAATTTCTAGAGAAGCACCTGATATCGAGGCAAGAAGACTTGGTCTTTTAGATTCCGCTTTAGGTTTAAGTCGTCAACCTGTGGGAGGATTTCAGTATGATTCAGCTGGCGCTCCTGTTATGGAAAATGTTATTGACCCTGCTACGGGTCTTCCTCAACTAGATGCAGACGGGAAACCTATACAAAAACCTGTTAGAGCAGGATTACCAGGGCAAGATATAGTTGGATTATCTCCTCAACAACAGCAAGCTATTCAATTAGGTGGAGCAGGAATTGGTTCTTTTGAGCCTTACCTAGCTAACGCTCAAACACAACAAACAGCAGGATTATCTACTTTAGGTCAAGCGGCCCAACAATTTACAGCTCCAACAGATGCAAATATTTCTCAGTTTATGAATCCTTATCAAGATTCTATTCGAGATGAAATTAATCGTTCTTATAATATTGCAGAACAGGGAGCAGCAGCTCAGGCAATACAGTCAGGAGCTTTTGGCGGATCAAGAGAAGGAGTTCAAAGAGCAGAATTAGATAGAAATCGTGCCACAGCTTTAGCAAGAGCTCAGGCCGATAGTTATTTAAATGCTCAACAAAGACAATTACAAGGAGCCGCAGGATTAGCAGGTCTTGCTCCTCAGTACGGAGCTTTTGCTGGACAGCAAGCTCAATTAGGTGCCACAGGACAACAACTAGCTGGTCAAGATATAAATACTTTATTAGGTCTTGGACAACTAGGACAACAGTTCGGAGTCACAGATCCTACTAGTGGAGCCTTTACTCCAGGTCAAGCTCAAGTAGAAGCGCAAAGACAAAACACCTTACAGAATTTATATGAGCCTTATCAGCGTGTAGGATTTTTATCTGATATATACGCAGGGGCGCCTTCTTCTACTCAAACCATCACTTCAAGCACGGGTCCCGCAGCCCCTCCTCCTATCTCCCCGCTAAGACAAATTGCTGGCTATGCAGGACTTGGTTTGGGAGCTCTTAGCGGACTTAGTGGTGTACAAGGATTATTTTAATGGGCCCAGTATTATCTAGACCAATGTTTCAACCTAGCGTTGTTAGAAGAGAAACAGGAAGTTCACCTATGGGAGAAACAAGTAGAGTAGAGACACCAACAGGTAGTATGTTTCCCCCTGGTTTTAATAAAGATAAATTTACAGTTTTAAAAGACTTAGGTGCTATTAGTTTTAACACTATGAACCAAAATCCGCCTAAAGAAGATTTTCAAATTAACTTCGATGACTTCATTAGAATGGGTCAACAAGAAAATGGAACAGAAAAATTAAATGCAATTTTTGACATGATCACTAGACCTTATGGTTTTAATTTAGAAGAATATGAGAGTTTGCCTATGAGCTCTCAAGAAGAATATTTAAAAAGAGTACAAGGAAAATTATTATTTAATAAGCCAGTTAACAAAGCTGAAGGAGGAGAAATGACCTCTGATGCTGTCGGTATTGCTGATGGATTAGATAGAGAAGAAGCTCCTGTAGCTGTAAGTGAAGGAGAAGGAATTGCTAAAGTTTCACCTCAACAATATGTCGAACTTATGAATCAAGTTCGTGGAGATGAAGTTCCTCTTGAGGGAAGAGTGCAAGAATTAGCTATGACTGTAGGAGAAAAAGACGCTCAAGAAACACCTTTATCTGTTCTAACTTTAGTTCAACCTGTTTTTGAATTAAAAGAGCAAGAGCAAACTGGAGTTGGTTCTGTTCCTGAAGCTCAACAAATGATGCAACAACAAGCTCCTATGATGGCACAACAACAAGCTCAACAAATGATGCAACAACAAGCTCCTATGCAAATGAGAAATGGAGGTATTGCTTATAGAAATCAAGGAACAACCCAAGCTGGTGAACAGTCAAACTTGTTTTCAACATTAGGAGGTATTTACGATCCTGCTCAAATAGCCGCTGTTAAACAATTAGGAACAGATTTTTTTGGCCTTAATGCTGCTCCAGTAGATACAGCAGCAAAAAGAAAAGAGTATGAAGCAATGCTTTTAAATAAAGAGGATTTTAGAAATCAAGCTAAGTTATCTGCGGCCCCGTACTTACTACAATTAGGTTCTATGGCTCTAGATCCTAATGTATCAACTCCTGAATTAATAGCGGGTGGTGCCCAAGGTTTATCTGCATTTGGAACTAATATTGGAAAAACAACCTCACAGGTAAAAGATGCTGCATTAAAAATGGCTTTAGCAGATAAACAAACCCAAGAAAATAAAGAGATGTCTTTTATAACTGCTTTGGCTCCAAAGATTTTTGAAAATGCATTACAAGACCCTAATCAAACAACAATGGATCTTTTAGATATAAGTTTCAAGACTCTTGCTAATGCTAGAGCAAAAATTGAAAATAATGTTTTAGGTGAGCAGCTGTTAACAGAGCTAGATATTAATAAGGCTACTTTAGAAAAAAGTTTACTTGAAAACGAGAACTTACCTGAAGAACTTAGATTAAAGATTCAAAAAGAAATAGCAGGTATTACTTCAGTACAGTTAGGAAATAAAAATCAACTTTTACAAAATGACTTTCAAGCAATTACAAATTCTTACGCTGACGATAAACAAAATGCAGAACTTCAAACTCAATTATTAGGTAATATTAATCAACGCTTAATAAACTCTCAAGAAAATATAAATCTTGGATTTTTAACTAAAGAGAAAACATTAGGATTAGATAAATTAAATGCAGACATCGCGTCATTACTAGGTCAGAACGCTGGTCAAATTATTGAAAATGATATGAAACAAATAGAATTAGAAAATTTTGATGCAATGCAAACCTTAGAATTACTCGAAAAACAAGAATCAATTAATAAACTAATGGCAGAAGCAAAGGAGATGGACTTTCAAAAAATTGCCGCAGAGACTACTGCTAGAAAAGAATTTGTATCATTAAAAGTCTATAAAAACACTGATCAAAGATACACATCATTAACTAATCTCATAGCTTCCGCTAAAGAAGATTCCGCAGCAGGTGATGTTGCTTTCATTTTTGATTTTATGAGAATGGTCGATCCTAACTCTGTTGTTAAAGAAGGTGAATTTCAGTTAGCTGAAGATGCAGCTCCTATAATGCTTAAATTGAATAAGATGTTAAATAAAGCAAGAACAGGTGAAAGATTATCGGTTACTCAGAGAAACGAATTCTTATCTACTGCTAGAAGTATTTTTAATCAGTCATTAGAAACATATCGAGCCACTGAAAGTACTTATAAGGAAATAGCTGGTAACACATTTGGAAAAGATAACGTAGAAGACATTATTCCTGGAATACAGTTTGATGAAAAAATACTTCAATCACTTGGTAATGAAGACGCTTTTAGTGCTTATCTAAATACCTTAAACGGAGAGGGTTAACATGGAGTTTATTACATTTGATCAAATGATAGAAAGTGGTAAGGCTTCCAAACAACAAAAACAATTGTTAAATCTTGAGAGATTCGGTTTATTACCTGAGAACATAGCATCGGCTGTAAATACAGAGAGAGAGAATGGTAATTTTCCTAATCCTCTTGTCCCTGTTCCACAAGAAGAATTTGATGAGTTCAAAAATATAATGGGTATGTTTTTAGGAGATAAAGCAGCTTCCACTGATGAGGACTTTGCTAAAATATATTATTCTATAGATAGAACAAAAGAATTTATAACTGATAAAGATGTTTTACAAGAGGTAGGCGCAATTGGTGGTGGAATTATTGCACCAACTGTTCTCGGAGGTCCTGTGGGAGTGGCTAGTCTCCCTGCAAGAGTAGGAGCTTTTGTTTCTAAGTATCCAAGATATGCAAAAACTTTAGCGGCTTTTTTTGGAGGAGCAAGTGGGTCTGCGCCCTTCAGTGATAGTTATTTAGAAGCACTGGGCTACGGAGCGCGCGAAGCGGCAGGTGAAGGAGCTTTTCAATTAATGCATAAATATTTTCCATTTCTAAGAAAATTACTTAAAGGAAAAGACGGCAAAGCTTTGGAAGAAGGAGCTAAATCTTCTCAAAAGATTTTAACTGAAGGTGGAGCAACTTTGACTCCAGCTAGATTATCTAAATCCCCTACCGTTGACATGATAGAACAATTAGCTGAAATTTCTTTTTTAGGAGGTGGAGCACTTAGAGAAGCAGGAGAAAAAGCTGTCAATGTTTCTCAGGAACAATTAGGGAAATATTTGAATGACCTTTATTATCCTGGAACAGCAGAAAGAAATTTTGTAAAGAATTTTACAAACAAAGCTTCTCTTGAAAATGTAGATGATTTGATGAAAAATTTTTTATTAAAAGGAAGAGATTTTTATGACACAGCAGTGAATGCTGCTTATAAAAATGTTAATCAAACTGCAAAAAAATATTTAAGAAACACTAAAATTATAGATACAAATAAACTGTTATCATCCTTTGATAGACAAATTAAAATTCAGGGTGGTGATATGAGTGATCCTGCCGTTCAGTCTTTAAGAAAGTACATTGCAAATTTTGCTGACACAGGAAAAGGTGGTGTTGACTTTTTAACTGGTAAAAACATAAGATCTAATTTGTTATCAAAAACAGGTTACTATACTACATCAGGAACAACTCCTCCAAAATACTTAAATAAAATAGCAGGTGATATGGCTTCTTACATGTCTAAGTTAATGGACGACTCCCTTAAAAAAGCTGTAAAAGAAGGTAAACTTGGAAAAAAAGAAGCCGAAGAAATATTATCTTCATATAAGTCAGCCAATCAAGTTTATAAACAAGGTAAAGAAACTTTTAATACTAAATTTGTATCTCAATTATTATTAGACGAAACAGCAGGACAAACCTCTAAAACATCTCTAGATGCTATTGACAATGTTTATAAAACAATTGTAGGCGCGGGAGACAAACCTGGAAGAGCAAGAGAATTTTTTAAATTAATAGACAATGGTGTAAAAAATAAAATTATTACACAAGAAGGAGCCGATGTTATTAGACAAAAAATGCAGGGTCAGTTTTTTAGTAATGTTTTAAAAGATGCTACTGAAAAAGGAATAATTGACGCTGGTAAAGTGCTTGACTTTACTAGTGGAAGAAAAGGACCTGGTGCAAGAGTTTTAAAAGAAATATTTTATGGAAATCAAAGTTCACTTAAAAATATGGAAAAATATTTAAATTCCATGGTTTTAGCTCAATCTAGGGGTATAGAAAAACAAAAAGGAGCTCTTGCATTTATTTCATCACAATTTGCTGCCGCTGGAACTGTGTTAACTCTTGGAGGAGGAAGTCCGACAGCGGTTGGAGCTGGTCTAGCTATACTTGGAGGACCTGCAGTAATTGCGAAACTTTTTTCTAGTCCAAAATTTGTAGATAATTTATTAAATTTAGAATTAACAAAATCAGGCACAGGTGCATATGCTCGTTCTATGGTACAAGTGCTGAACAATTTAGTAGGTAATCAGTTTGTCGACCCTATTTTAGCTAAAAGATTTGTTGATGAAGCTATTGTAGAAGATATTTTTCCTGATCCAGATAAATCTTTAAAAGAAATGAAATGGTATAAAGAAGTAGAAGATTCAGATCTTACATCTGAGGAAAACGATAATCCAGGTCTATTAGACTTGCAGGCAAAATTTAATCAATCTCCTCCAGGTCTTCTAGAAAAATTAGGTATGCAGACCTTAGATTCAGAACCAAATACACAAGTTAATTCTAATAATGTATTTGCAACAACTGATAAGGGTTCAGCTCCACCATCAATGTCAGCTTTAAATCTTTCTCCCTTAGGAGAAAGCTCTGCTTCCCCTTCTCAGTCTATAAATCCAAGCACATTAGCTAGTCTAGATGCTGTTGGCATGCCTTTATTTCAGGCCAAAGATGGAGGCCTAGCTTCCCTTAAAAATTTTAAAAAACCACAGGTAGTATCATAATGGCTAGAGGAAGAAAAGGAGCTACTGGAAATTTTTCAAAATCAAAAGCTGCTAAATCACAGCCTAAAGCTAATGAAAATAAAAATAAAAATAAAAAAGAACAAAACTTTTTTGAAAAAATACTTTTTGGAGACAAGCAAAAAGAAATGTCTTTAGCTGAGGCTAAAAGTAAAGCACTTCAAAACCAAGGTCGCACAAAAGATTTATTTGGCAATGAACTAAATTATGTGAATGTTTTAAATAAAGCAGGAATTGATTACAATGATATAAAAGAAATTAGAAAATCTGGTAATAATGGACAACTAGCAGCAAGAAATTTCTATGAAAATATTTTAAATAAAGGAATAGCCTCTAACCCTTTAGATCAAAATTTAGTAAAAAGAATGCTAGATTATGAAGTACCTTTAGATGAACAAGGTAACCCTATGTTTGATTCATATAGCACAGTAGGCAAAGGAGACAGAGAATTATTTGGAAACCCTTTAGAAAATGTACCTTTTATAAGGGGTATTGGAGAAGCAATTCCCAATACTCGTAACAAGATAGCTGGTTATGCTGCGGATACTGTTGTGGGATTTCCTGGTTTTACTTCAATGGCTAGAGGCCTCATGAATAAAATAGCAGGAGGAAGTGGTGACTATACTTCGGCTCAAAGATATTTTAAAAATTATTATCCCGATGATCAAGCAAAAGTTAATCAGTTAGCTTTAGCTTCTTTAGACCCTAAATTTCAACGAGATGTTTTCGAAGACCCTGTATATGCAGCTAGTCAAAACTATGATGGAGCTAGATCAGGGACAGGAGGTGGAATACCTAGTTTAGCTTCCAATATACCTTCTAGTAGCGCACAGTCATACAGTGTAGGAGATCAGAGTTCCGCGCTTAGTGAAGGAGGAATTGATAGTATCTTAGCTCGAATAGCTATGGAAAATCAAAATAATTATTCAGAGCCTATTTCTTTTCAAGATTCATTAAAAAATGCTACAGCTGATTTAAATACATCAGCAGTTCCTAATCTTGATCCTAGAGTGAATTTTAATACGCGTCTAGGTACATTTGGTGTTAGTCCTCGAGGATTCAACTATAACAATCAAGGAGCCATACTTAATGACAAAGTTAATATCGGAGGAAATATTAATCCTTATGATCAAAGTTATGGGGTAGGATTTAATTCTTATTTACCAAAAAATATAGGAATATCAGGAGGTTACTCAAGCGGTGGAGACGGAGGAATAATGGCAAGTAAGTTTTTTGACTCTGATTTAGAAGGATTTAATGGTTTTGGTTTTAGTGGTGGAGCTAATATGTCAAGTAATGGACAAATTGATCCTAGTTTTGGTATTTCAACACAACTAGATCCTTTACAAATGTTAGGGCTTGGAAGTGGTCCAATGAATTTTCCTGTCACTGTAGATGCAAGAGGCACTGCAAGAAATGGACGAATTGATCCTAGTATTAATTTTTCCGTTCCATTTAGTAATGACTATAGTGGACTAGGTTATTTGTTTAAATAAATGATTAGAAGAATAAAGCTTTTTATTATAAGATTTTTTAAGAAAAAAGAAGAAAGGGACGAACATGAAATATTTCCAGGAATCTGAATTAGCCTGCCCTACAACAGGAGTAGTTCAATTAGAAGAAGGTTTTGCTAACGATTTAGATGAGCTAAGAGAAGCTTACGGTCATCCAATTGTAGTGACCTCAGCATGTAGAACAGAAGAACACAATGAGTGGTTGCAAGCAAGAGGGTATCCAGCCTCTAATAACTCATTACATTTAATTGATAATGAAAAATATGGCACAGATACTTGCGCTATAGATATGAAAAGACCTGATGGAGTATTATTAGTTAAATTATTTCAAACAGCCTTAAGTCTTGGTTGGACTATTGGGTTAGCTAAAAATTTTGTTCACTTAGATAAAAGAGAAAAATACACAGATCTTGCTCAGATAATTTATAGTTACTGAATGAGAGTAGCTTTAAATGATCATTAAATTCTTTTTAGTAGGATTTTTTTGTGTAGCTACAAACGATTGTATTAGAGTATCAGGAGTATCAGGATTCGATAGCTACGAAGAGTGCGTACGATATGCCAATGCCGTAGAACAAAATTTGCTAAACTATACAAAAGGTAAAGCTGTAGAAATAGATTTGAGTTGTATTGATGCGTTTGAGCTACCTAGAATAAACTTTATATAGATCTTCTTTTAAATGATTTAGGAAATTCATTGTAGTTTAGATATTCAATATAAGCCCATTGCCAATCATTACCATATTCAGCTTTACAGTAATTTTTTAAATCATTATCGGGGTTGTTTTTAAAAAACCCGTTAAAGAAGTTTAGGAAGTGGTTCTTAGCACTGTCTGTTAGATTCATCATGCTCAGAATATAGGCTAAAAATTATTTTTTACTTGTGTTTTTTTGAGACATCAGTCGTCCATTTCCTTTAATCTCTCTTGAACAATTCTAGATATATCTTCATGTAAGACCTTTAAGCTACCTATATCTATTTCACAAGGTTTGCCCAAATTATCCTGAAGATCTTCTATCTCGTCTTTTGTATGACTAATATACAATTTACCGTTTTGATAAAGTACCCTCATTTATCTATACATAAACCGTTATCTAAAACAATTTTTTCATCTATCTCAATCCATACTTTAGCTCCACAAGATAAAGGTTTATCAGGACTATAAATAATCTTGGAAGGACCTTCTATTTTTACTTCATGAGCATAATTATTTGATTTCGATGTTTTAACCGTAATCACAGGTTCTCTAACATTATTTTTCATGTTGGATCTAATTTTATGTTGGTTGATGTGTATTCTTTTTTTCATTTGTTTCCTTTTCGTTATAACATTTAATACATAAATATCTTTTAGCATACTCATTAACTTGTAGCATCATTTGTTTAGTATATTCCCTATTACAATGCCAACATTTCACTTTGCTTCGCCCCAATTTTTTCCTATAGCTAAGTCTACCTTAGAAGGTATTTCCATTTCTAAACAGTTTTCCATAACCTCTATTATCTTTTCTTGTTGTTCTTTAGAGCCATCAATACTTATAGCTAATTCATCATGAATTTGAATCATTGGTATAATCCCTTCTTTGTGTAGTTCCACCATTGCTAGTTTAATTTGATCAGCGGCTGACCCTTGTATTAACCTATTTAATGACTTATAAGTTCCCGCTCTTTTTAACCCTATGTTACTTCCATATTCTTCTACAGCTTTTTCATATGGATAAGCTTTATGTGCTCCAAAACTTTTAGGTTCCCATAAATCAAAACGACATTGTCTTCCTAACATAGTTCTCACCCTACCTTTTCTTTGAGCATGATCAGAAACTTTATCAGCAAGCTGTCTCACAAAGGGAACTCTTTCATTATATTGCCTAATTAATGCTTTTGCTTCCTCAGGAGCAATTCCGAGCTGATCTGCAAGTTTTCCAACACCCATTCCATAGAAAAGTCCCAAATTAATGGTTTTAGCGCTCTTACGAGGTATATTTGCAATCTCGGCCATGATCGTATGAAAGTCAGTGTTTTTGTCGCTTTGATAAGCTCCTAGGAGTTTTTTTGCTCCGTCAAGTCCCACTTTATTAGCGTAATGTACCACAAGTCGAGGTTCTTGCTGAGAATAATCAAAAGAGCCCCAATGCTCTCCCTCCTCAGGTAAAAACAGACCTCTTATCAAACTTCCTATCTTTACTTCTGCATCAGCACCATCTCTAGAAGGTATTTGTTGTAAGTTTGGGTTGTTATAACTAAACCTACCTGTCACCGTTCCACCACTATCACTTCTTAATTGATTTATATTCGCGTGAATACGACCATTATGATTAAACTTGTTTATCATGTTGGTGAACGTGGTCCGCGCTTTGTTGTAACTTCTAGCTTCAACAATTGCTTGAGGTAATTTATGAGGATGATTTTCTAAAAAACTTTTTGTAAAACTAGGATTACCTTTATCGGTTTGTGGATAATCTATTTTAATTAGTTTAAATATTTCAGCAATAGATCTAGCGGCCCAAATATCACATTTCATTCCAGTTTCATCAGTAATGTATTTTAATAATTTATTTTCTCTTTTTATTAAATCTTTCTCAGCTATAGCAACTGCCTCTAAATCAACTCTAACGCCCTTCATTCTCATTTTAATAAGAACAGGTAATAGCTCTAGTTCTAAGTCCAATACTGTTTGTAAATCACTTTTAGTAATTTCCTCTTGTAATCTGTCCCATAATCTTAAACAAAGTGCAGCATCTTGCTCTGCATACTCTCCTACAAAAGCTGCGGGCATTTTATACATTTCGGATTTTGCATCTACTCCCCATTGAGCCGCGGCTTCGTATAGTTGCCACTCAGATTTTCCCTCCATTAAATATTCTTTTGATAAAGCATTTAAAGAATAACTAAACCTATTTTCATTTACTAAAGGAGCGGCTATCATTGTATCTATAATTTTTCCGTTCCATTGTACTCCCTCAGCTTCTAACCAACCAAAATCATAAGAAGCATTGTGAGCTATCTTATCACAATCAGTAGAAAGCATTTCTCTTAACCAATCGAAAGTAACATCAGGATCAAAATTAAAACTATTCTCATGTCTAATAGGGTAATAACCTTGCCAACCATCAACAGCTACAGCTACACCTATAATGTGGCCTTCTTTTGTGGCCCAACCAGGTCCCTTAGTTGTAATGCCAGGATCTTTTGTTTCTAAATCAATAGCAATTCTTTTTGCATCTTTTATGTCTTTAAATTCTTGCGGTGGTAACCACTCAGTTTTAGGTTTAAATAGACCTATTTGTTTACTCATATTAAGTCCTCCAACATTATAGGGGTTCTTTCTCCTACATAAGCTCCTGTTATATTAAAATCTATATACTCAATAGCATCTTCTATAGGCATACTATCTCTGTCTATTAATTTCTGTAAATTCATACTCTGTACGCCTCTCTACTGTTAGGGGTTATTATATAAAGATTTTCTCTAGCTCTTGAAAAGGCTACATAAAAAAGTCTATGTTCATTAACAGGATTTCTCTTATAATCTTCATAAGCCATTTTACCTATATCTAATGAGACAATAACATTGTCTGCTTCCCCTCCCTTTTGCTGATGAATAGTAGATAAAGTTATCCTTGGTTCTTTACCTATATCTTCTCCTTTTGCTTCTAAGTTCTCTAAATAAGCTCGAGTCTCTGTGTTTAATGTAGTCATAACATCTGCCCAATACTGACTAGGCTCTGCGACAAGTCCATAATCAGATCTTAGTTCATTAAAAGAAACTTTTTTATCAGGCAAAGCTTTTTTTTGTTCTGATACAATTTTTTTATACCCTCTAGTCACAAAATCTTTTCCTAAAACTTTGTACAAATTTTCTACCATTTTCAATGAAACAGGATTTTCATAAATAGTTAAATCTTTCCATGTTAAAATAGCATTTCTTTCTTGAGACTTTACTGAGTACCTATACTTACTATCTTTCATTTTTACTTTAAAAAATACATTTTTTTTAACCAATACTTCTTCTAAACCTTCTCTAATAGTTCTTGTTCTAGCCATAATTAACCATGACCCTTTGCTCATGTTTATGTTATAAATTCCTTTGACAAATTCTACGTTACCCTCTCTTTCAGCGGGCATCCAAACAATATCCCCTGAATTAACAATTTGTTTTTCTACACGTTTAACAACTTCCCAAACTTTTTTAGGAACTCTTTTTGACTGGTCTAAAATAATAACTTCCTCTGCTTCTTCTTTTATTTGTAAAGCCTTAGAAACATCTGCATCCGCCCAAGTATAAATAGCTTGATTAGGGTCCATCGCAACATAAGAGGTATCAGATTTTTTCCATATCTTTTCTGCCATTTTCCATTGAATGGTAGACATGTCTTGCGCTTCGTCAAAGAAGGCTACCTTAAAAGATTTTTGTTTATCGCTTTTGACATAATCTATTATTAAATCTGTAAAATCTTTTTTAGGACCTACATCTTTAACCATGTATCCAGTTACTCCATCTGTAAATTTCTCATAACCGTGTTCTTTATAGTATCTTAATCCTTTATCTATATATTCTAATTTATGTTTAATAATGTCAGTCGCAAACATCGACCAAGCGCTATTTAAACTTATGCCTCTTCTCTTAGATTTCTCTATAAGCTGAATGTACTTTTCATCATAACTAGTAAAAAAACTATCGTCATCATTAGTAACATTGATATTAATCCGTAATACATTTGAAATATTCCTCCAATCATTGTTTGATAAAATAAATTCTCTAGTCAAACCCATTTGACGCATTGCAAATGAATGTAGAGTAGAAAAACTTTCTAATTGATTCACAGGGATTTTAAAGCGTTTCGCGGCCCGTTGCTTGGCTTCGTCAACTGCTTTATTAGAAAAAGAAAAAAATGCAATATCATCTATTTTCAATCCTTCATTTATATGTTCTTCAATCTTGTTCAAAATAAAAGTTGTTTTACCTGTTCCTGGTGGACCAATCACTACTTTTGGAGAACTCAAAACGGAACCTCTTCTTCATCATCAGTTCTTTTCATGTCAGGAACATCTAAGTCTATATCATCAGATAAAATTTCTTCTATTTTCCATAATCTGACTTTTACTTTTTTAATTCTTTTAGTTAAATCTTCTGCATTGTATTCTTCTCTAAGTCTAACTGTTACCCATGATCTTGATTCTTTAAAATCATTTCTTTTTAAATGATCCATTAAATCTTTTAATGCAAAATAAGTAAATCCATCTTCGGTAAAAGATTTTCCTAAAAATACATCTTCAATAGTTATGGCTTCTCCTTGGTGTAAAATAAATTCTTCTAACAATTCTCTAAACTCACCTTTTTTTGTGACTTCTTCAGGAGGATAATCAATAGAGATATTTTCTAACAATTCTGTATAAGATTGATTCCATTCATTCATGGCCATGTTAGGTATCCCTTTATTTAACTGTTCTATGCAAGCTTGAATAACTTTTTTATGGGTCATTAAATCTTCTGTAGAAGCTATTTCAATTCTACGGTCATCTACATTGAGAAAGTAACGAGGCGGATCAGATTTATAAACCTTGAGATCAGAATACACTGGATTCTCACGATCATTTTCTCCACCCACCCCGTACTTTCTCTTCTTACAGAGCCTCTTGTTACAGAGGGATTCAATAGGAGGCTGAGTACATCTGTAAGAATATCTAGGTGCCCCATCAGAGTCACTTTGGGACACTTGCTTAATGACAACTAAAACCTCGTCAGATTTCAAAGGAGGCTGAATGTACTGACGATTATAGTCCTCAATAAGATTTTTATAATTGTCGGGATCAAATTTTCTGTAATAAACCCCGATATTAAATAACGCATTGTTTCTTCCACCTTCTCCTACTCCATCATCAGTTAGGATCTGTAAACACGGTGGACCATCTTTTATAATTTCATTTGTAAAATCAGTTTTAATTTTTTTAAGATCAGAGACAACAAGTTTTTCATAAAGCTCAAAAAATTGCTCTAAAGATAAGGCTCTTCCATCATCTTTTAAGGCATATCTATTTCGGCCATGATAAGGCATGTTAATCCAACTACCTGTATCTCTTTTCTCTTCACCTTCTTTAGTAAATAATTCTATTTGTTTTGGAAAAACTTCTGCGCTTGGATAACCCAAGGCCGTAGACATTTCACTAAGCTTTAATTGTATTTCTTTTGCTGAAACTTTTTGTTGTGTAAATAAATATAAGTGAGCACCTCCACTTTTTGAAAGACACGTAATTAAAGGAAACTTTTTATTAGCAATTTTTTTTAATAATGCCTTATGATCTAAAGGATAAACATCAATATCTATTGCACCAAAAACACATTCATTATCATCGTTAATTGGAACGATGCCCATTGCGGGATATTCTCCCTTTAAATGTAGTTCAAATTTATCTAAGGTTGGTGGCTCGTGGACCGTCTTCATCCTAGCCTCTACTTTTTTACCTTGTTGAGGTTCGTTTGATTTCTCAAAAACCCCATGAGCTCTTTCTAAACCCGTAAAGATATTTTTAAACTTTTTTACTAATTCTAAATCCATATAGCCTCCTAGGAAAAGACTAGCCGAGATTATCGGCTAGTCTTTCATAAATTTAGAATGGTAAATCAGAGTCTGATTTATTGTCACCTTCAGATGAAGATTGATTATCTTTCTGAGGTTTAGCGTCTACTTCACCACTATGGATTTGTTTTTCAAACAACATACAGTCCTCATATATTTTTGAAATATTAGAGTTATCCATATCAGTGATCCATTGACCATCGGATACAACCCAACCAAACCATTTTCCTTTTTCATTTTTTTCTCTGACTGATCTAAGAACATATGATTTAGCAAAATCTTTAGGTTGATACACTTCATCACCATCAACAAGTCTTTGATTGGACATAACTGAATTCCATTGTCTAGACTTTTTTAATTGTGTTGATTTCATTTTAATAATTGCTTTGGTCCACATACCATCAGGTTCCAATACAACTACATAATGTTCCGCAGTGTTTTCTATATACGTATCGCCACCAACAATTCTCTCTTTATTATCCTCACCTCGAACAACTTTGCCTTCTCTTTTCATTTGTTCAAATTCTGATGGAGTATAAATATTGACTGGTGCTCCTGGGCCTTCACCTTTTTCAGCCCACTCTACATATCTTCTTCTATAATAAACTGGAAGAACAGTAACTTCTTTATATGCTTTATCTGTTACTGTATTAAATATCATTCCCGCTTCTGCGTTAGGAATATATTCTGAGTCTTCCTTATCAATTTGCGGAGATGTGTCCGAAATTATATTTAAATAAGGAATAGCAAAATCTTCAGTTGTCCTCTCTTGTAAAGATGGACCCCCTTTTTTTAAAAGATTACCTAGTGCTACCGCGTTTCCAGTTGTTTTATTCGTTACCGATTGTTCTTTTTTCGTTTCTTCTTTTTTCAATGTATTATTCATTATTTACCTTTCTTGATTATTATTTTATGACCTACATAGACTCCAAAAGTCTCCATAGGAAGTTCTTTTCCACCCTCAACTAATTCACGTATGAATCCTTTAAGAGTCATAGGCTCAACCTTAACATTTCTGTCAGTGTCTAAACCTTTACTAGCCAATTCAGAGAAAATTTGATCAGCTTTATCGTCTTCTGCTCTACCAAATTTTACAATGATTTGATTTTTTATAATGTCGTCATAACCATTTTCTCTAAGCCATTGGAATGCTTCCTCTTGCTTATCTTTAGTTATGCTTCCAGTATAAAAAGGTTTTATGTCAACAGACTGGCCATCTCTCATTTTAATAGAGCGGACACCACGTTCTTCCATAAGCTGAACAATCAGCTCATTTTGTTGACGTAAATTTTCTTTTCTTTGTTTGATTAATAATTCAAGATCATTTAATTCAGTTTCTGATTTTAAATAATCCTGACACGCTTTTGAAATAGGATCGATCTCACTTACTGCAAAATCTGCTTTATTTCTTTTTAAGTCTAATGCCATTTTCGGCTTACTTTCTATAGTCATCTTTTACCTTTCTTTAGTTATTTATGTCGACTCTGATAGGAAAGTAATCTCTTTCTAATCTATCATATTTCAACATATTATATCTACCATTGAGAATATAGGAAACAACACTTGTCGTCAAGCCTATTAATGCAGGATCTCCTACAAGTAAAATATAATCCGTGTCTTTCACATCTTTTAGCATAGTTTTTAATTTTCTTATTGTAGGTTGTGGAGACATAACAATCTGCTTTTGACCTTCAAATAGAAATATTATTTCACCAAATCTTTCTGCTTGTGAGTAGTTTAATGATTTGATTGTACCATCAATATGTTTTCTCATGACATTCTGTACAATAAAAACTTTACTTTTTGTATCATTCATAATAATTTCTTTCTTAGAATAATTTATAACTATGTTATTAAAAAAATACAAGTTTAAAACCAATCCTATGGAGCACCAAATAATTGGTTTAGGTGCTATGATGACTCAATTTGAAAATCGTAGCCCTGAGTATGCTTTATTTATGGAAATGGGTTGTGGTAAAACCAAAGTTTTAATTGATGGTGTTTCCATTTTATATGACAACGGAAAAGTAGATCAGCTTTTAGTTATTTGTCCAAACGGAATAAAATATAATTGGAAAGATGAATTAGAAAAACATTTAGCGGATCATATAGAGTTTGATGTACATGTATGGGAAGGAGCTAAAACAAAAAAAGAACAAAACGAAATTAAAGAAAAATTATTTCCTGTTAACAATAAATTAAAAATTTTAATTATGAACGTAGAAAGTATCATCACAAAACTTGGCTCTCAAATTGCCGATAAATTTGTTTACTCAGGAAAAAGTTTAATGTGTATTGATGAGTCGACTATTATAAAAAATATGTCTACAAAAAGAACAAAACAATGTATTAAAATTGGTCAGCTAGCAAAGTATAGAGTTATTTTAACAGGTTCTCCTATTACAAAATCTCCTGAAGACCTTTATGGTCAATGTGCTTTTTTAAATGAAGATTTACTAGGGTTTAGTTCAATCTATTCTTTTAGAGCTAGGTATTGTGATCAAGTAAAGTTATCATTTGGGGGCCGTAGTTTTAATAAAGTTACAGGTTATAAAAGATTAGACGAACTTACAGAAAAGCTACGGCAGTTTTCTTACAGAATAACTAAAGACGAAGCATTAGATCTCCCTGGAAAAATTTATATGAAGAGAAGAGTTATGATGACTGAAAAACAGCTCAAAGCTTATGTTCAAATGAAAAATTTAGCTTTAGTTCAGTTAGAAGAGGGAGAACTAACAACGGCCACATTAATTGCTCAGTTAAAAAGACTCCACCAAATTTCATGTGGGTATATGACAACAGATGAAGGAGGCATTGTAGATTTTTCTGAAAATAGATTGAAAGAATTATTAGATACCATTGAAGAAGTAGATGGAAAAGTAATTATTTGGTGTTCGTATAGACATAACATTAGAAAAGTTATTGAAACTTTAGAGAAGAAGTTTGGAGCGGGGTCCGCGGAAGGTTTTTATGGAGAGACTCCAAGTAAAGAACGTCCTAAAATATTAAAAAATTTTATGGACCCTGAACATCACATGAGGTTCTTAGTTGGTCACCCAAGAACGGGTGGGTATGGACTAACTTTAACAATTGCTAAGACTATGATTTTTTATTCTAATGAGTATGACTTAGAAATAAGAGAACAGGCTGAAGCAAGAAATCACCGTATTGGAACTGAAAGTAAAGTAACGTATGTTGATTTGGTTTGCGAAGGGACCGTAGATGAAAACATTTTAAAAAGTCTTCGAAAGAAAATAAACATAGCTACCCAAATAATGGGAGAGGAGTTTAAGAAATGGCTGATTTAAGTGATGTATATAAGTTCGTTAAAGAAGATGAATTTAAAAATGCTTTAAAAGATTTAATTAATTATTGCAAACATGATACTTGCATTAATTTAGGACAATCTGTGAAAATAGTAGAAGAATATCTACAAGGAAAAGAAATAGAAAAGGAGAAATTATGAAACATAGTTATTATAATATTCCAGGGTGGTTTAATATGCATGAAGCATATGATCAGTTATTGGAAAACTGTAAAGATGGAGATGAAATTTTAGAGATCGGATGTTTTTTAGGAAGGTCTAGTAGTTACTTAGCAACAAATATAATTAATTCAGGAAAAAGAGTTCATTTACATATTGTTGATACTTTTCAAGGAAGTTCAGAGCACGCTAATTTAAAAATGGAAAAAGATTTTTTTGATCAATTTAAAGAAAATTGTAAAGCATTTTTAGATGGTGGAATAATGACGGCTCATCAGGGAAGAAGTGATAATGAAGAGATACTGAAAAAATGGGAAGACGGTCATTTCGGAGGAATTATTGTAGATGGGGCCCATGAGTATGATGCCGTGAAAGATGATATATTGAATTGGTGGCCTAAGCTCTCGGACGGTGGATCGATGATCGGGGATGACATGTCTTTAGCTTCAGTTCAACAAGCAGTTAAGGATAGTTTTGGTAAGAAATTATGTGATAAAAGTAGTGAAATTTACTTTTATCAGGGCCATGAGCAATGGTTTTCAGCATCAAAAGGCACAGAAATCCCTAAATGTGCAAAATTAATCCCTGGCCAAAATACTTTAAATAAGTAAATTTTTCCATATACTGATTGATATGAAAGAAATGGATTATCAATTGGAGTATGTTGTTTGGAGAGACACAGTTGAAGAGCACGCGGGATGGCATACTTATAGTGATATGAAAAAGCTGAAAACAGCAGTATGCGATGAGATAGGTTGGATTTTAGAGGAAAATAAAGACGAAATAAAATTAATGGCCTCTATGATTAGGAAAGATAAAGAAGGCGGAAGAACAATTGTTATATATAAAAGTTCTATAATCCACCGTATAACAATTCCCTTGGACCTTTATTCTGATGACATTAAAGAAGTCAACTAACCCTTCCCTTTTAAATGAGAAACACGTAAAAGGTGTTATCTCAGAAATAAAAGCAACAGAAATTCTTATTAAAAATGGTTTTTTAGTCTATAAAAATGTCTCCGCTCATGGAATGGTAGACATTGTAGCGATAGATGATCTAGGAAAAATTTATTTAATTGATGTAAAAACAATTTCTTTTAGAAAAACATATTTTAGTCCCGCTGATAAGATAATTAGACGAATTCCTAGTGATGATCAAAAAAAATTAGGGGTGGTTTTAATGATTATTGATGGAGAAAGCTTCGCTTTTTCTCCTGTTGACTGCGCTTTAAGTAAAAAAATAAAAAGTCAATAAATTTATTTAATGTTTTTGAAAATATTTAACTAGAAATGTATATCAAGAATTTGATATAGTGGAGGTTCGCGCGCGTATGTACATACATATAAGCAATTTAAATATAGGTATTAATAAGGGGAAAATGACCATGCAAACAGTTGTCAATGAAATAAACGTAAAAGAGAGATTAAATAGATTGACTCAAACAGATTTAGATAGAATGTCGGAAGATGAACTACAAAAAAAATATATAGAATACCTTCAAAAAAGATTATTAAAAATGGATGATAAAATGAATGAAAAGAAGTGTTCTTGTGGTGAAAAAAAGTAGGGCAATGCCCTACTTTCTCGTTTTCTCAAGATAATCTTCTACTAAGATTTCAATTTCTGTTGGAACAGATCGTCTTGTTTTTTTTACAATTTCTTCAAGCATCTTCCTTGTCTTTGCGGATATCATTTGAGAGACCCATTTAGTTTTGTCTCTACTCATATTGCCTCCAGTACTTGATTAATACTATAAAGTTCTCTATTAAGTTTTTTAATTTCTATTTCAAATCTTTGATTTAATGTCTCCATTTTAGATTTTTTAATAGCCTTAAAATATTTAGTCAGTAATAACAAAATATTTGCTTTTCTTTTGGAATGTTTTTGTATCCAATATTGTTCTGTCTCGTTCATTCTAAAATTCCTTTCTATGAAATTATGGTTAATTATAACAAATTATTTGCTATAGACACAGTAAAAAATAAGGCCCCTATATGTACGCGAGGGGCCCCTATTGTAATTTTTCAATCTTTATTCCTTTTTATCTGATCTTTTACTTCATCAGCATATCGTTCAAGTTCTTCTTTTACGTCCATCTTACTCAAACCTAGTTTTATTAACTTTGCTTTGTATTCTTCTAAGTTCATTAGTCCCACCTCTTTTCTCTGATTGGATCGATTTTATTCTCTAGTTCTGTCACTAAGTCCTGGAGATCCTCTATATCTTTGTGAGATGTCCAAGAGTCATCTAACATGGTGGTAACTGAAATGCTAATTTCATTGACTAGCTTTCTTAGTTTTAAGTCTACTTTAACGTACATAGGTTTCCTTTCTTTATTCATTCTGTCTTTTTCTTCTTGTTCTGTTATTTGATAATTACTCATTTTAAATGGCCTCCTTTTGCCATAGACACTTAGGGGCCCGCGTAAGGACCCCTATGCAATTATTTTATAACCAATAAAAAATTGGATAAGTTACCGCGGTCATAACAATGCCTATGACAATAACCGCTATTAATGATTCACTATCCATTATCTTTTTTTCTTTCTTCATAAATAGCCTCTCTCAATTGATAAAAAAGGTCATCAATAATGTCTATCCCTAAATCATGTTTATCTATTAAGTTACTGAAATCATTAACTGTCATATCAGCTAATTCATTAGATAATTCCTCTAGTCCTGTTTCTTTTTTTTCGTTATTCATTCTGAATGGCCTCCTGTTGCCATAAACACTAGGGGTCCGCGTAAGGACCCCTATGCAATTATTTTATTTGCTTATAAGAAATGATTTGATAAATACCATCTGCATTTTTTAAGACTTCAGTATCAAATTTTTCTTTGATCTTTTGTAAAATCTTTTTGTTCTTTGTCTTTTTATATTTACTCAGATCAATTTTTGACTCATGCTGAATAGAAATAATTTTAACTTCTTCCGCAATTGGAAAAAAGTTTTTTAATTTTAAATTATAACTAAACATTGACTAACCTATGAACAGTCTCTTCCACTGCCCACCAAGTTAATAAGTTTTTTAATTGAGTCATGGACCCAACATCTTTCCCGCCGTTAAGTAAAGAAAGATAGGTCAAGATAGAGTCGTCCTCGTATTTCCATCCTTTAGCTTCGTAGAGCATATCCCATATCTCATTCTCATACTTGTCATGAAAATCCACAGTGTCCCTATAATAACTTAATTCAGAAACTATTCCTGTCACCATTCCATGATCTAGGATTTGTTGCCATTGATCTTCAGGAATATTGTTTAATACCCAACCCTCAATTGACTTAGTCCCAATATTATTCTTCTCAACGATTTGTTTTAGTTCTCTCATTTTAAGTAGCCTCCTGTTGCTACAAACACATACAGGGCCCCTAAGGGCCCTGTATTTTATTAGTCTTTAAGCTGATACGAATAATCTATATTCGGTATAGCTACTGTATTTTCATTTTTAACGGCTTTTACAATAAGTTTAAAAACATTTGTTCTATTGGTTTGATTAACCCAATCTTTAATAATTCCATGATCTATTAAATCTTGAATTTGATCTTCACCTACAAACAAACTATCTAAATTTTTAAAATACCCTAAGTCAATACAATCTTTAAGACATTGATATTGATCTGTACTTTTATTCCACATTTCAGAAAGAATATTATTTAATAGCCAATCATTTTTCATTTTTTTAGTCCATCTCATTTTAAATGGCCTCCTGTTGCCATAGACACAGGGCCCCTAAGGGCCCTTGTATTGTATTAGCCTAGTATTGATAGTGAATACTGGATCTAATTCGTCTTTTCTTGTCCTCTTGTCTTTGAATTTCCTCTCTTTGTCTTGCCTCTGAGTTTTCTTTTTCTTTTGTTTCAATTTCTTTTCTTATTCTTTGTAAAAGTAAGTTTTGGTCTTTTTCTTCTATGTAGTGAAAACACTCACGACCTTTGTCTACTAAGTGTCTAAGAAAGTTTAGTTCGCTTATAGTTAGATTTAACATATTAGGTAGCCTCCTGTTGCTACAGACACAGGCCCCGAAGGGCCTTGTATTTTATATTAATCAATATATTCGTGAGAAATATAGCCGTCTTCATCTATTATTTCTTTATAACGTGGTCTTCCGAAACCCTCTTCAAAATCATTTGTTTCTTGTAAATCGCTAATTTCTTCAAGTGTTAAGTTTTCATCTTTTTTTGCATAAATTATATTTTTTTCTTTTTTATTAAGTAGTGGCATTTTTGATGGCCTCCTGTTGCCATAGACACTTATTAAGTTTGAGACGCGGTGGGAGAACCGCGCCTCGTGGAAGGAATTTTTAAGCTCTTTTTTGAAGTCTTACTTCATGCTCATAGTAAAGGTCACCGTTGATATGTCTTACAAGCTGATATAAGTCATCTTGTTTAGCATACGCCTCGATCTCCCAAGGTCTCTCTCTATAGTCGATTGCATCAACCAACCCTATCTCTTGGCCGTCCCATCTAGCATGGAGTTGTTTATCACTCTTCCATACTCTCCACTGAACTTTTCCAGTCACTCTTTGGTGGACGTGGATAAGTTCGTGGGCCAAAGTTGTAAGGAGTTGTCTTGATCCTCTGTCCCAGTCTAGAACAATCTTATGTTCCTTTTGTTTTTTACAACCGTTTAGAATACAAACAAAAGCACCTACAGTAGTTCCCTTAAGAACTGTTTTTCTTAAGTGAATTTTTAAGTTCAAAGTGTTTTGAAGTTTTCTGCTCATAAGAGCGTCAAGGAGGATCCTTGTTGCTCTATTGATAAGTTCAACTTTGTGGTCGTCTCTTTCATTTCTTGGTAAAGAAATTTGAAGTTTTAATTTTTCGTTGATTTTCATATTGAATAGCCTCCCGTGCTACAGACACAGGGCCCTTATATAAGGACCCTATCATATACGTGTTTCGGCCATTAAGGCCTCATCAGTATAGCTTTGGAGGTTTGAAACTTTTACCACCTGGTGGTGGTGTGGCATCCTCTGTCGATACCCTCTCGGAATGGTGTCTCTGTTATCCATCAAGTTCGCCCTTTAGACTTGCCCCTGTTTTGTTCGCCTCAGGGCCTCTTGGTCTATCATCATTTGATGATAAGTTAATGTACCATATGGGTCGGTACGGTCAAGTATAATCGACATAATAAATTAAACTTGTAGACCATTATGGTCTACCTAATTAGGTTGGTGACCCAAATTCAAGGTTAACGGACCGCGGAGCCAGGAACGATTTTAAGAAGGCTAGAGTTGTCAAGTTTTTTTTTGAGAGATAATTTTCATGTCAGAGTTTAAAAGGCCTCTGTAGGTCTCTTATATGGTAAATTATGGTACGGTTTGAGAAGACTCTAAAATTGACTGAAAAATAAAAACGGTTTAAATCAACGGAGAGGGGCTTGTTAAGGGTTCTCATGTATGTTTTTATATCATATCGTACTATACGCTCTACGGCTCTTAAACCAGGGAAATTCAGCGTTTCATATTATGGAACAAATTCGGATCGTGGATCGTGAACCGTGGTGAGTGGAACGGTGGAACAGTACTAGAGGTTTTTTGAAAAAATAAAAAATAAAAAAATATTTTCTTAGAAAAGAAGTGTGGCACTGTTCCATTCGTCTAGAATAGTTGAGAAATATGGTAAAACCTGTCCACAGTACTAATTTAGGAAGTGTGGCAAGTGTTCCATTCTCTCTAGGCAATTAGACTGTTTTTAGTATAAATTTATTATACTAATAATAATCTCGAAAAAAACTCTAGTAACGATTTGCTGGCTTGATTTGTTTCACATTATGAAATAATGTAACGGTGTATTTATGGCTGGCCCCGAAAAGAATTTATATAAAATGGTTAAGGAAAAATTATCCGACTTCAATCCTATTCGTATTGAAACTACTACGATAAATGGCTTCCCTGACTTAATTTTGTTCAACAAGGTTAAGGAAGTCTTATTTGTGGAGTGTAAGGTCTGTGAAAGTGATAAACTGATACAAAGTCTGAGACCCCATCAAAAATCATTTCATCACAAATATTCTAGTATTTTGGATGGCCTATTTATCTTGCAGAGGGTGCCCTCTTCAAGAGAGGTTTTCCTGTACAGGTCAAAGGAAATCGATTTCTTGGACCCAAAATGGGTCGCGAACCCTTGCGCGCGGGCGGTTGACCGCGGAAGTTGGCATGCGCTCAGCGCACAGCTAGACGCGGACCCACTAGATGTGGTAGGTGCATCGGCCCAATCCATGGAAATTACCAATAATGGCGGAAAATAAGGCTTTTTACACCCCTAAAAACGCCTATAATGCAGATTATGCGACAAATTTTGTTCCACAATGTGGAACGTTAGGTACTTAGAGTAAAATGAACAGAATATGAACAAATTATACCCCCCACCAACCCAAAACGGCCCGCGCGCTGTGAGGCGAGGGGCTTGGGAACTAGCATTTTCACAGTCATAGGAAGGAATCTGTATATGGAATATAAAAAACTTGATAATCAACAATTAAAGGCGATGGTAGTGCTTCGACAAAAAATAGAACAAGAAGGTGCTCGCGTAAATTTCATGAAATTTGTCAAATCCGTATGGCCGGAGTTCGTAGAAGGGCCCCATCACTTAAGAACTTCAGAAAAATTTCAAAAATTTTCAAAAAATAAGGCATGCAGGTTAATAATTAATATGCCGCCTAGACACACTAAGTCAGAATTTGCAAGTTACTTGTTTCCGGCTTGGATGATGGGACTTAACCCTAGATTAAAAATTATTCAGGCTACCCATACAGGTGAACTCGCAGTTAGGTTTGGTAGAAAAATTAGAAATCTTATGAACTCTAGAGAATATAAACGTATATTTCCTGGAGTATCTTTAAGAACGGATAACCAAGCAGCAGGAAGATGGGAAACTAATCATGGTGGAGAATATTTTGCAGCTGGTGTAGGTGGTGCGATCACTGGTCGTGGTGCCGATCTATTAATTATCGACGATCCGCATTCCGAGCAAGATGCTTTATCTGAAACTGCCATGGACAGTGCTTATGAGTGGTATACCTCAGGACCTAGACAAAGACTTCAACCTGGAGGATCCATTGCTGTTGTTATGACCCGGTGGTCTCAAAAAGATTTAACAGGCCAGCTCGTAAAAAAAATGGCAGAACCTAAAGCAGACAAATGGGATGTTATAGAATTCCCTGCTATTTTAGATGATGATGATGAAGATAAGAGAAGACCTATTTGGCCTCAGTATTGGAAGTTAAATGAACTAGATGCAGTCAAAGCTTCTATTGTTCCATCTAAGTGGAACGCACAGTGGCAACAAAATCCCACGTACGACGGAGCGAGTATCATTAAACGTGAATGGTGGAACGTGTGGGATAAACCTTCTCCGCCTAAATGTAAATTTATTATTCAAAGTTATGATACAGCCTTTTCCAAAAAGGAGTCTGCTGACTACTCAGCTATAACTACCTGGGGTATTTTCTACCCTGATGAAGGGACTGAGACTCATATTTGTTTATTAGATGTGGAAAAAGGAAGATGGGATTTTCCCGAATTAAAAAGAGTGGCTATGGAAAACATTAAGTATTGGGACCCTGAACTAGTATTGATTGAAGCAAAAGCATCGGGCACACCCTTGATACAAGAGCTTAGACGTTTCGGAGTTTATGCGACTGCTTTCTCCCCGAACCGCGGGCAGGACAAACATGTCCGTGTTAATACAGTCGCCCCCATATTTGAGTCGGGCCAAGTTTGGCGAACAGATAACGATTTTGCTATTGAACTAATGGAGGAATGCGCTGCTTTTCCTTACGGAGAACACGATGATTTAGTTGACGCAACAACCTTAGCCTTGCTAAGATACCGCCAAGGAAATTTGGTTCAATTAAAAGATGATGAAGATGACTCAATAAACATATCAAGGAGCCAAAAAAAATATGAATATTATTAAAAAAATTAATCCTGAAGATCGAAGACTCAAACAAAAGCTAACGCCCAAGCAAATGTTGTTTGTTACAAATTATGTACAAAGTACTTTAACCGGGAAAATGTCAGCGAGCGAGGCGGCCCGCAAGGCGGGGTACTCTCAAACAAGGGCCCGTCAAACAGCACATGAATTATTAAATCCTAAAATTAATCCCTATATTGTGGAAGCTATTAATGAGATGAAACAAGATCTCTATGAGACATCCGGAGTTTCGATGGCCTCTCACTTAACGGCTCTTAAGGAAATGAGAGACGAAGCGCGAGACAATAATCACTACTCAGCAGCCATCAACGCGGAAGTCGCAAGGGGCAGAGTAGCAGGATTTTATGAATTAAAAAATAAAGCCGAAGACTCTATGGAACAAATGAGTAAAGATGAATTAATTCAAATCTTGGAAAAGTATGATCAACAAGGTATAACTCATGAAAGAGGTTTGATCGTAGATGATGACAAGATAGAGTTCTCTAACGATACGCGAACCGCGAAGGGAGATTAATGTATCCATTTTTAGGACAAGAACTTTTAAAAAGAGTAGCCACTAATCCTAAGATTGTAGGACCTTTGCTAATAAGTGCGGTTGGAGCACAAAAGGCAGAAGAGATCCAAGGATTATTTTCTTCAGGAAAAATTCCTATTAACGATATCTATAGTATTTTAACAGGAGGTAATGTGACCTCTATTCTGAATAAAATTACTAGTACACCAAGTGGATCTTTCTCTTCACCTGATCAAGATGATATTGATAGACAAGCAGAATTTAATAGAGGATTAGGGAAACAAACTACCTTTGCTGATGACATTAAATCAGAGCCTTTAATAACACCTGTCCCTGAAAAACTTCCAGGACTTTTATCTACCCCTGAAGAAAAAAACATAGACTACAGTAATGTTACACCTATGCCTGCGCCAGCTAAGGTTTCTGATTTTATACAGAAGTCAGAAGAAGATTCTTCCCCTGTAGACCCTGTAGATATTATTCAAATAAAAACAACTGCTGATCAGGCGAAAGATGATTCTTCTCCTGTAGTGGTGGACCCTAAAGAATATTCTCCTAAAATGAAAATGGCTAGACCTTTTGAATACGTAGAGACAGTTAATACTATAAAAATTTTTGGTAATGATGATGTTAGAAAAGTTACTTACACTGATAAAAAGGCTGCTCCAATTAAATATACTTTTAGTGAGGATAAGCTGGAAGAAATTAAAAATAATACTTTACTAGAGTTTGAACAAAGAACTGGAACTAATGTAAAAGCTTTAGTTGATAAAGTTGGTTTTAAAATGCCCGATTTAAATACTTTAAATAATTCTTTAAAGAGAGATGAAGCTGCTCGATATTGGTATGAAAGAAGTTCAGAATACTTTGATACTTTATTAGAGCCACTTTCTAAAGAAGATAAATCTAAATTTTTAAATATTTTATCTATTACTTCAGGTGGTGTTACACCAAAAGAAAATTTTAAAATAGCTTTAGGAGTCTATTCAGACTATAAGGCTGGCCGTCCTATTCGTATGGGTTTCAGACAAACGGCGTCTTTAGATAAACTTTTAAAAGATCCTGGTTCTCAAATTAATTCTTCTAAGTTTAGAAACTTTACAGATAGTTTTGGTTATTTTATGGGTACAACTGACAGACCACCTAACACGGTTAACGATTTACAAATGGCTGATATATTTGGAATTGATCAGTCAGCTTTAGCAAGTAATCCTGATTTGTATTCTTTAATGACAATGTCTCTTACTAACTTGGCAAACGAAGTAAATGAAATTACTCCCGAAGGTCAGGAGCTATTACAACCTTATCAACTGCAATCTATTTTGTGGACCGAGAATCGTGGAGGGCAGTCAACAAATTATGCTGAAGTAGGCCCTGAGGTTATTGATAACATGAGGAAACTTGGTTATGAGTTTAAAGACGATAAATTAAATTTAGAAGAAATTACTTCTGCTAATTTTGTACGAAGTATTCAAAAAACAGTTAAACCTTATGAAGATTCAGTAAAGATGACTATTGAGTCAGGAAGTTTCTTAACTCCATCTGGAATGAAAATAAAACAATTGGTTGATAACTTTTCTGATGACACAGTTTTAATGGATCAGATAAGTAAAATTAATAAATCTGCTAATAGTCAATTAATAACTAGAAAAAATAAACAACCTTCTATTGTAGAAAAATTATTTTCTGTTGCAGTAGGATCAAATGTTTCTGTAAGTAGAATGCAAAAAGGATTCGGAACATTTGAAGGTCAAATAGGTGATAATATAATTATTCCATCTGTTTATAAGAATAAAAAAGGAGAAATTATTCCATTAACTCCTGACCAAAGAATAAATGTTATGGCTTTTTTAGGAAAATATTTAAATCAAGAAGCTGCGGCTTCTAGTAATTTTACCTCGATTGAACCAGGTGAAGGACTTTCATCAGAAGAAATAGAAGAAGGAAAAAAACTTACAAATACTTTTTATGTTCCTGAAACAGGTTACTCCACTAATCAGTTTAAAAAAGTACTTGATCAATCAGGGTATGAATTTAATATATTCCCAGTTCCAGGTGGATTTTTATTAGATACACTTTCTTTTGACGGAAAACCTGATACAGAAAAAGTTGGAAATGCTATTTTAGATGTTTTTGGAAAAGACAAGGTAGTTGAAATTGTTGACTCGAAGTGGTATGGAGAGTATATTGGAAAAGAATTATACGAGGAGAGAGAAAATGCCTTTAAAAAGAGTATCGCCGAAAGAATGGGAGAAGAGGGGGATTCCCTTGAATCGTTCAACGATCTACTTCCCTCCGTCGAAGAAGTCTCAGAAGTCGACAAAAACAGAGACCAAGGATACGATGAAATCCTCGGCTCAACAAAAGTCATAAATCTTTTAAAGGGAGCTAATATTCAATTGAAGAGAAGAGGAGGATACGTAATGCCTTTACCTGAAATCCCTTCCCTTGTAAAAGGCGGATTAGTTGATATAAATTACTTAACGAGATCTTTAAACAATGGTAGATAACATAGACAAAGGATTATATCAATCAGGACAACCTGAGTTCGAAGTACTAAAGTCTGATACAGAAGTAATAGTAGATGGCGCACAAGTACCTGTTCCTGAGGGATTAGAAATTGAAATGGATGAAGATGGCGGAGCTACGCTTGATTTTGATCCAAGAGAAGTTCTTCCTGAAATTGAATTTTATTCTAACTTAGCAGAAGTTATTGATGATAGAGATTTAGAAGCAGTCTCTGATGAATTAATGGCGGATTTTGAAAGTGACAAAACCTCTCGTAAAGATTGGGAGGACGCTTACATTAATGGTTTAAGTTTATTAGGTTTTAAGTATGAGAATAGAACCAATCCTTTTAGAGGAGCAAGTGGGGCGACACATCCTTTACTTGCAGAAAGCGCTACTCAGTTTCAAGCAACAGCTTTTAAAGAATTATTACCTCCAGGTGGACCGGTAAGAACTATTATCATGGGAGACGAAACTCCTGAGAAATATGCTAGGGCAAAACGTGTTCAAGAATTTATGAATTTTCAATTGATGAACAAGATGGAAGACTTTACTCCTGAGTACGATCAAATGTTATTTTATTTACCGCTAGCAGGATCTACATTTAAAAAAGTTTATTATGATGAATTAATGGAAAGACCTGTATCAAAGTTTATTCCCCCTGAAGACCTTGTTGTAAACTATATGGCAACTGATTTAGATAACTGTGAAAGAGTCTGTCATGTTATCAACATGAGTTATAATGATTTTAGAAAAAAACAAGTTGCAGGTTTTTACAAAGACATAGATATCATGCCATCTGAATATCAACCAGGTGAGATTCAAAAAAAATATGATGAGATGGAAGGTACTAAACCTAACTATGCGGATCAAGTTGTAAAGCTTTATGAGTTCCATACTTCACTTGATTTAATAGACTTTGAGGATAAAGATGATTCAGAAGAGATGACAGGAATAAAAATTCCTTACATTGTAACCATAGAAGAAGGATCTACAAAAGTAGTAGGTATTAGAAGAAATTATGAAAAGGATGACCCTAAAAAAATAAAGAAACAATATTTTGTTCATTATAAATTTTTACCAGGTCTTGGTTTTTATGGTTTTGGTTTAATTCATATGATTGGTGGTTTATCAAGAACTGCTACAGATATTCTTAGACAGCTAATTGATGCAGGAACATTAGCTAATCTACCTGCTGGATTTAAAGCTCGTGGAATTAAAATTAGAGATGATGCAGAGCCTTTACAACCAGGTGAATTTAGAGATATAGATGCTCCTAATGGTGATTTAAGAAATGCTTTAATACCTCTTCCTTATAAAGAACCTTCTCAAACTCTTTATAGCTTACTAGGATTTATAGTCCAGGCTGGCCAAAGATTTGCTTCTATTGCAGATATGCAAGTGGGAGAGGGAAATCAAAATGCTGCAGTAGGAACTACAATTGCTTTACTAGAACGTGGATCTAAAATTATGTCAGCTATTCACAAGCGTTCTTATTATTCACAGAAAAAAGAATTTAAATTACTTTATAGAGTCTTTGGAGACTACTTACCTGAATCATATCCTTACGCTGTTCAAGGTGCTGATCGTACAATTAAAGCAGAAGATTTTGATGACTCATTAGATGTCTTACCTGTTTCTGATCCAAATATTTTTTCTACAGCTCAAAGAGTTACCTTAGCTCAGACTGAATTACAGTTAGCCCAAAGTGCTCCTGACTTACATAATATGAAAGAAGCTTATCGTAGAATGTATGAATCTTTAGGCATTAAAGATGTCGATGAAATTTTACGAAAAGATAGTCCTGTAGGACCTAAAGACCCGGCAACTGAAAGTGCAGATTTACTTGATGGTAATTTAATGCAGGTCTATGAAGGACAAGATCATGATGCACATATTCAAAGTCATTTATTGTTTGGAACCAATCAAATGATTTTAGGTAATCCTCCTATGGCTATGAAATTACAAAAACATATTTTAGAACATGTTTCTTTAAAATCAAAAGAGCAAGTAGACTTTTTAATTTCTCAAGGACAACTTCCTGAGGAAGAAATGAATGCTGCTATTGCCAAATTACAGGCACAGTCCATGACTGAGTTAAAAAAAATGTCAAGCGAACTATCAGGAGGAGGTCAACCTGATCCAGCAATAGAATTGAAACAACAAGAATTACAGCAAGACGCACAAAAAGATCAAAGTGATGTTCAAAGAGATCAAGCAAGAATACAGTTAGATGCTGAAAGACTTAAACAAAGAACTGCTATTGATCAAGCAAGACTACAAAAAGATTATGACATTGCAGATAAAAGAGCTGAAGTTCAGTACGATAAAATGACTACTCAAAATGTTAATAAAAAAAATGACATGATGAATAAGAATTCTCAGAATCAAAAATAAGTATGGATAAAAAAACTGAAAAAAGAATTAAAAAAATGATAAGTGAAACTAGGTATTACATGCAAGAACAGGCTGAAATAGGTACAGATATACTAGAATTAGCTCAAGTCATGTTGACTATAAGTAGAGAAGCAATGGTAGATGCTTATGGGGAATATTTTGCAGACAGCTATATTAAGAATGAAATTAGTAGGTTGAAAAGAAATCAAAATAGTATAACTTTACACTAATGACTAAACGATTAACAAAAACAATACCCCCAAAAAGGGGCCCTGTTTCACAGGGTGAATCTATTCCACCAGGCAAGATCATGAAAGTCGGTCCAGTGCCTGAGGATAAAAAGCATAAACGCGGTTATGGGATAGCATCTAAAGGTCTTAAATTCGAAGGAGTATTTTAATGAGAATACTATCAAAAGTTAAAAACTTTACTTCTAATATAAAGAAAAGAGATGTTGCAATAGCTATCACTTTCTTTGTGTTAGGGGTATTAATTGCTTCTCAGTAAGTTATTAGGCGGATCACTAGTAGAGACAGTCGGTAAAGTAATTGACTCAGTCCATACTTCAGAAGAAGAAAAATTAGCGGCCAAAATAAAACTCAAAGAAATTGAAGCAAGTCTTAATCAAGCACAAACTCAAATTAATTTAGCTGACTCTAAATCCACTGCTATAGGTATTGGCGGTATAATGCAACGAAGTTGGCGCCCCCTCATCGGGATGAGTTGCGCCCTAGCGATAATGTGGGAGTACGTATTAAAACAATTTATTATGTTTATACTTGCAGCTTTCAGTGTAGAACATGCACCCTTACCTGCTCTTGACATGGCGGTTTTAATGCCTCTCGTACTTTCTTTATTAGGCATGGCCGGAATAAGATCCTTTGATAAATTAAAGAAAACAAATTCTGACAAGTAATGGAGCTTTTCGATTACAAAGTAAAACAACTTATTCAAAAAAAGATTGAAGAACAAAGAGAAGCTCTTGTGACTCAGAATATACAATCTTTTGATGAATATAAGTATCAACTTGGTCAACTGCATGCGCTAGAAAGGTTCATGTTAGATTATCAAGATTTATACAAGAAAGCAGTAAATGATGAGTAAATTAATTTTACCAAAAGGAATAAAGTTAAAACAGAAAGAAGAGAATAAAACCCCTGCTTTAGAGAAAGTTCCTCAAGCAACAGGATGGAGAATGGTAATTCTACCTTATAGAGGTAGTGAAAAAACTAAAGGCGGCATAGTCTTAACAGGTAAAGCTGTAGAGGAACAACAACTAACAACTAATGTTGGTTTAATTTTAAACATGGGACCAGACGCTTACGGAGATAAAGATAAATTTCCAAATGGACCATGGTGTGCAAAAGGAGATTGGATAGTTTTTGCTAAATACGCTGGATCAAGAGTTAAGATTGAAGGCGGAGAAATCCGTATTCTTAATGATGATGAAGTGTTGGCTAAATTAAAAGATCCTGAAGACGTATTAACCCTTTATTAAGGAGAAAAGAATGGTCGAAGAAAAAATGGTAGACATTGACACTACTGGAGAAGGTCAAGAAGTTGAACTTAAAGATAAACAAGAAGATTCTGCTGGAGATTCTGCTGAAGAAACAAAAGTAGAATTAGAATTATCTTCTGATGAAAGTCCTTCAGAAGACGATAATAAAGAAGACGATAATAAAGAAGACGGTTTAGATAAATACTCAAAAAATGTCCAAAGAAGAATTAAAAGACTTTTGGATAGAGTGGAAAAAACTGAACAAAGAGAAACAGAAGCACTGAGATTTGCTGAGATAGCCAAACATAAAGCTGAAGAACTAGAGAATAAAATGAAGACTCTTGATCAAAACTATATCTCAGAGTACGAAAATAGAGTTAAGTCTCAAATAGAGCAAAGTAAAAAAGCATTAACTGATGCAAGATATTCTAATGATGTAAATGCTGAGGTAGATGCTCAAAGAGCTTTGACAAGACTTGCTATAGAAGAAGAAAGAGCTTTAGCTTCTAGACAACAAAGAGAAGTAATGGAAAAGCAACAAGAAAGTTTGAGAGGACAACAAGCGCAACCTCAACAAACTGTTCAAAGACAAGCTGATCCTAGAGCACAAGAATGGGCCGAAGAAAATAAATGGTTTGGAAAAGACGAAGCCATGACTTTTACTGCTTTAGCTCATCACAAAAAGCTTTTGAAAGAAGGCTTAGACCCAAAAAGCGACGAATATTATGAAGAAATAAATGTCTATATGAAAGATCAATTTCCTCATAAATATAGCCCGGAAGCTAAAGAAAAAGCCCCTCAAGTAGTGGCTTCAGCTTCTAGATCACAAAGAACAAGCGGTTCTAAAAAAGTAAGGTTAACCCCTAGTCAAGTATCAATTGCAAAAAAATTAGGTGTACCACTTGAAGAATACGCAAAATATGTATAGATTGGAGAACATATGGTAGATAAAACGCTAAGAACTAATGAGACAAGAGAAAAGGACGCTCGTAAAAAAAGCTGGACTAGACCTTCTTCATTAGACGCACCCCCAGCTCCGGATGGTTACAAGCATCGATGGATTAGGGACTCAGTCAGAGGATTTGATGATTATAAAAACATCTCAGGTAAATTACGAGAAGGTTGGGAATTAGTCCGAGCCGACGAGTATCCTGATTGGGAACTTCCGACTATCGAAGACGGTAAACATGCTGGTGTGATAGGGGTAGGTGGGTTACTGTTAGCTCGAATGCCAATAGAGTTGATTGAACAACGTAACGCTTATTATAAAGGTTTATCCGATAGCCAAAAAGAGGCTATGGATACTGACCTATTGAAAATCGAGGATCCTCGGATGCCGATCAGTAAACCCCAAAGGCGAACCAATATAACATTTGGTAAAGGAAACAAGTCGTAAGTCGGCAGATTTGTGGACAACCAATACTAACAACACGTATTACAAAGGAGTAATAACATGTCAAATATAGACGCACCTTTCGGGTTTAGACCCGTTCAAAAAGTAGGTGGCGGCGTATCTAACCAAGGGCAAACTGAATATACAATTGCCTCTGGAGAAGCTTCCGCTATCTTTCAAGGGGATCCTGTATTAATGGTTGCAAACGGCAACATCGACATTGCCTCTTCCGCTGGTGATACTATTCTTGGTATTTTTAATGGTTGTTTCTATACAGATCCAACTACACAAAAACCAAGTTTTAGTAATCATTATCCAGGTGGAATTGCCGCAAGCGATATCGTTGCAAACATTATAGACGATCCAAACCAATTGTTTTTAGTACAAGCAAGTGGAACAGTAACTTCTGCAAATGTTGGTGAAAACGCTGAAACAGACTACACCGCAGGCAGTACAAAATCAGGTATATCTAAGGCTGAAGTGGATACTTTTGCAGCAGATGCCGCAGCTACATGGATTATTGTAGGTCTTTCAAAAGACCCTGATAACAATGATACATCCGCAGCTAACGGTAATTTGGTCGTAAAACCAAACCTTCACTATTATACTGGTGGAAAGGCCGGGGTATAAACTATGGCTATATCAAGAAGTCAACTCGTTAAAGAGTTAGAACCAGGTCTAAACGCGCTGTTTGGACTAGAGTACAAAAGGTATGAGCAAGAGCATAAGGAAATCTTCGATCAAGAGTCATCTGACAGAGCGTTCGAAGAAGAAGTAATGCTATCAGGTTTTGGATCCGCTCCAGTTAAATCTGAAGGCGCAGGTATCTCATATGATACAGCGGCTGAAGCTTATACTTCTCGTTACACACACGAAACAGTTGCATTAGGTTTTGCAATAACAGAGGAAGCAATCGAAGATAATCTTTATGATCAGCTTTCTTCTCGTTACACAAAAGCTCTTGCAAGATCAATGGCAAACACAAAGCAAGTAAAAGCTGCTGATGTTTTAAACACATCTTTCGCTGCTGGTGGTGCTGCTGGTACTAATCCAGGTGGTGACGGTGTTTCACTTATAAACACAGCTCACCCACTTGCAGTTGGTGGTACTTTTTCAAATAGATTATCAACTGATGCTGATCTTAATGAAACATCACTTGAGCAATCATTAATTGATATCGCTGCATATGTGGATGAACGTGGGTTAAAGATAGCTACTCAAGGTAGAAAATTGATAATTCCAAAAGAATTACAATTCACTGCTGACAGATTAATGGCGTCTACTCTTAGAACTGGAACTGCTGATAATGACATTAATGCAATCAGAAATATGGGAATGCTTCCTGAAGGTTATGTGGTAAATCACTTCTTAACTGACATAAATTCATTTTACATTAAAACTGATGCACCTAATGGCCTTAAGCATTTTGTTAGATCACCTATGTCTACAAACATGGAAGGTGATTTTGACACTGGTAACGCAAGATACAAAGCTAGAGAGAGATACTCATTTGGTTTCTCAGATCCTAGAGGTATTTTCGGTACTTCCGGTGCATAAGCGTAATCATAAATAATCTTTTAAAGGGCGCTTTACTGCGCCCTTTTTTTATTCTATAATTTAAACCACAAGCATTAATTAACACTTAGATACATACGACTGAGCTTGTCAGACGGTATAGAGACTATGTATCGAAAGGTCTATACAACCAAGGAGGTTTAATATGGCAAATACTACATTCTCAGGACCAGTCCGATCGGAAAATGGTTTTGAATCAATAACAAC